TGCGACAAAGCTCGCACGCTTGGTTGCACAAAGGCCGGGTGGACCGGATTATTTTCGGCACGCAATTCTGGCTCACGGTTCGCGTCTCCGTAAAGCCTGTTGGCAATCCACAGCATCGGTAAAATCGACGGCGCTTGGAAAGTGACCACGCGCGGCAGTGGCAACGCCCGGGTATTCAAGTCCGTCGCGATTGCGCCATGCAACGTCACCAAGGCGCGATAGACAACATTGTCCATATCGTCGGCGGCAACGGTTTCCGCCGAATCAAAGGCCGCATTGATCCGGTCGATATAGCGATCAATCTGTTGCCGACTGACAAGATCGGTAGCGGCAAGGATTTTACCGATCTGAGCAAGCGCAAATTGGACCGATGTATTCTTCACCGATGTCGCCGGAAAGCCGATAGTCGAGATTGTTTCAGCGCTCTTTCTGACGTAATCCATGCCGTCGTAGGAAACCTGAGCCTGTCGCGCCAAATCAAACACCTTGCTCAGCGGCACCGAAATCCAGCCAGAATTGATCAGTTGCTCGGCTTGCGCGCGCAGGGTGCCAATGGCCAATCTTAATTCGGCAACGGTATCGCTCGTTGGCGTTTTTGCCACCGCCTCGATGGCATCGAGCACGGTATTGACAACAGCAGTTGCCTCCCTGCGCTCAGTCAGATTCATGGTGTGCCCGGGCCGATCTCAATGGGGCCGACCGTGACCTCACCTTTTGGTGCGCCGAGTTGATTTTGCGATGAGGACTGCGCCGCAGAATCGAGATTATCCGCTGCGTCGTTGGTTCGGTTCTGCGTATCCGGCAGCGCATCAAAGGCAGCTTCCCCGGCCTCGACGAACGCCATGTCAAATTGCGCCATGCCCCCTTGCTGGCGCTGCTCGCGCACGCCGTATGCTGTGGGCACTACGGTATAGACGCCGCCCTGCAATCCCGTCGGTAACACCAATTCGCCGGGTGTCGGATTTTCAAGCGCAAAGATCAGATCGTCGCGCCGTTCGCGAAAGTCAGGCCCGATCACGTAGCCGGTAATGGGAAACTTGCGCGCCATGCGGCCCATGTCTTCGGCATAGGGCGTGTCGCGCTTGGGGAATTCGTGCAGCACGGTACGGCGACCGGACGCGCGTCCGCCAACGTCAACGTGAAACACGACACCGCGAAAGCTGGCCGGGACCAGTTGGATTTTCCACTCAGGGATTGGCACTATTCTGTCTCACTCGCATTTGGTCGCGTAAAGCCGCGATTGGTAATCACGTCCACGTCGCCGAAGATATTGCCCGACGTGGCATAACCGGTGCGCGTGCCTTCAGGGAAACCGTTGAGGTCGATGCGCAGATTGGCATTGCCTTCCAATTTGCCGCCGGATAATCCGCCTGCCGCCGCACCCAAGCGCGCACTACTCCGCTGCTCTCCCTCAACGAATGGCAGAAATTCTCGCGCACTGCGCATACTCGCCCCGCTGTGCGGAATCCCGGGTCGCAAATAACCCCAACCACGTCCGCCTTGAAACATGAGCGCCTTTTGCTCGACGGACATATTCGGGTCCATCAATGCGCGCCATGTATTGGCGTATTGCTTGGCCGTGCTCAATCGGTGAATGACAAAATCGGTTTGCAGTGCGGGGTTGGTCCAACTCGTTTTCCAATCGAGTCCACGATTCTTTAGCCATGCCACGTAGTTATTCCATTCGTCGCCGCCTTCCTGAAACAGACCGTGCGCGAAATGTGCCTCGCCGCGAAAGCGCGGTTGATCGGCGTGGCGAAGCGTCGGATTAAATCCGCTTTCCGGCGTGATGTTGCCCATGAGTGCAGCAACGCCGCTCGCCGGGAGTCCAGCCGCCAAGCCGCGTTCGGCGACCAGCCGTTGAATTCCGGTTTTCTCATCGCGCGCCATGCGAACATTCGGCTGACCGCCGAACCGATCCGGCGATACCGGTGCGCTCGGCGTTGCATCCGCGCCGCTTGGTGTATCGCCCATCGGCGAACCACTCCCACGCAATCCCCCACCTGAATAGCCGCCACCGGGCGAATGCGACGCCGTTTGAAATCCACCGCCGCCCTGACCGCCCTTCAATTCCGTGGCGTAATCGCGGAAGGCTTGCAGCGTGCCGTCATGCACGGCGTCCGTCAGAATCTTTTGCGCCTCGCTGTCGCCGCCATACCCGGCCAACTGGAAACCCTGCGGGCCGGACTCGATCAGACTTTGCTTGCGCAATAATGGATTTGGACCCTCGGAACGCGGACCGCCGGGTTTGATATCGTATGGCGACTGAAATCCATGTCTTCTCAGCCAATCACTCAATTCCTTCGCCTTCTCGATGGCCTTATTAAGAGCACCGGTCATGTCGCGACCGATACTCTCATTGAGGTCGCGCACAGCCTCATTGGCTTCCTCAAACGTATTTTTTAACTTGGTCGCCGCTTCGGCAGCTTCGTCGGTGAGTGGACCGGCGCGCTCCAAGTATTTCTGCGCGGCCTCCAGACGTTCCTCGCGCGGCAAGATCGCAAGCCGTTCTGGCAACCCGGCGGCCCGCAAGAGTCGTTTTTTCTCGACGATGTCGGTCGTGCGGTCGACGGCTTTTAGAACGGCTTCGAGCGCTTCCGCGTTGCTGGTGGACTGGCGCAATTGCTCGCGTAGTTGCATGCCACCAACGCCGGAAACGCCAAGCAAGTCATTGAGCGTGCCGCGACCGCGCCGGATTTGATACAACTGATCGGCTAAGCCGCGAAAGCCGGATTGCATTTCCTCGGCAGAAATTCCAACACGCCGACCGGCGGCCTGCAAGCCACGCATTTGATCGATGGTCAGGCCGGTTTCCTTGCGCAGATAGCTGAGTTCAACCGTGGTCTCGGCGAAATTTTTTGCTGATATGATCGCGGCACCAATGGCGGCGGCCACACCGACAAAACCTGTCGTGATGCCGAGCGCAAGGCCGCCGATCTTGTCAAGACCCGGCACTAATGCGCCGGTAATCTTGGTGATCCCCTCAATGCCCTCGCGTAAGCCAGCAAATTCCTTGGTGACCTTGCCAACGCCGCTACTCAGCTTATCGAAGCCCTCCAGTTGTTTTTTCAAATCCTGAAGCGGCTTGGAAAATTTATCGACGACCTCAATGACGATCTGCACCGTTTGATCTTGCGGGTCAGCCATTGCGCAAATCCTCTAGCGCGTCCGCCGTCATATCCATGAAATTGAAAAGCTGATCGCGCGTCAGATCGAAAAACTCAAACGGACTGCATTTGAGCACGTACCCCAGCTTGATCGCCGTCGTGATCAAATCTTGCCGGGGTGCGGCATAAAAAAACGCGTAATCCCCCACGAACAATCGATCAAGTCGCGCGTGGTCAATTGCTCGATGGACGATGGCGGTACGTTGCCGAGCCGCGACAGCATCGCCGCCATGACGACAGGATCGTGCGTCACGACGGGCGGGTTGGCGAACATATTGAAGATCACCGGATTGCCGACCTGCAACAGATCACGCGCCGTCGGCTCGCGAAACGTCAGCGTCGTCACGTCCTCACCATGCGCCTGAATCGGTTTTTCCAACTCATGCACAAATGCTGGTTCTTTTTTCGCCGCTGGCGCTGGTGGCGGCGAAATCTGTTGCACGTTGCTTTCCGGCATTGATCCTCCTTAGACGTTCGCCACCAATTCGTCGCACGACATCCCTTCAAATCGCACGTTGAATTGGCCGTCGCGCGTGTTGACCGTCGAGCGCTCGGCGCGCCAAGCGTTGCGTAACACGAACACCGTGCCGTTGGCCAATTCCGCCGTGATGGTCGAATCAGTGACCGCGTCGATATCCTCGACCGAGGTGCCCTCGATGGTGGACACATCGCCCGAGATAAACGGCACGATGGGCAGTTCGCTGTAGCCGTGGATCGAATCCTGCCCGGCAATGCCGGTGCGCTCCTGCCGTGACGGCATGACTTCGAGGTTTCCTCTGACCGCCAACTGGACGCCGTCGACCATCCAGAACGCGATGCCAGCAATTCGGTGCGCCATTGGGTTCTCCTGTTAGGCCGCGAAGGCCGCCGGTGGGAATTGAAGCCGGAACTGGCCGAGCACCGCAAACATGCGAAGCTGATTCACGATATCCGGCGGGTACAGCACGTTAATGCGGTTCGGGTCGGTCGAGTCGCGCTCGACAATCAAGAACTTCTTGAAGATGTCGGTGTTCTCCACCAATCCGTCGTATTCCGCCGCGCGATACTCGGCGACGATTTCCGCCTTGATGATGTTCGGCGTGACGATGGCCTGCCCGGGCCCAAATTTCGTCCCGTCGTTCGCCACCTTGCAGCGCGCGTACTTGCTGCTGATCGCCTGCTTCATGCGGCGGAATAGTTCGGCGAGTGTCGCCAGCGTGGTCACCAACTCGTAGGCATTGTCCGGCTGGCCGAGCGTGTTTTTCTGGTAGGTCGTTTGTTCTCGGGCGATCGTCGGGATGTTATCGGGCGTCGTCGACTGGATGGCCAAGCCAACACCGGCGAGCGCATTGAGTT